GTCACCACGTTGAAAACAGATGATAGTACAAGAGCATACGCGACCACGTGGGAAACTACGGATTACGATTTGCATCCATTGAACGCAGGTGCAGACGGGCGACCCTATACAGAAATTGGCACAACGGTAAATGGTGATTATGTTTTCCCGCATTATATAAAGGGCGTTGAGTTAGCTGGCTCTTTTGGCTTTTGTACTCTTGTGAACGCCCCGCCAGACGTCAAGGCGGCGTGCATGATGTTATCGCTTCGCGTGTTCAAGCGATATGATACCCCGCTCGGCGTTACGGGTGGCTCGGTAGGAACGCAAGCAATCAGAATACCAAGCGTGATTAATGACCCTGACATTGTGGCTTTGCTTACACCTTATAGGCGGTTAGTATGACACTTCAAGCCGCTGTTGAGCAGGTGCAAGATTTGATGGGCGCGGTCAGCGGCGTAAAATCTGCCCCTGACTATCCCCCCGAAAATATCAATGAGTACCCTTTTGTAGTTGCGTACATGGGCGGCGGTGAGATTGTTTTCGACACTCCATCCGCTTATAAAGGATTGCATACAATCATTATTGAATTGCACATTGCGAGAAAAGACTTACCTAATGATATTGAGATTGCCGCGCCCTATGTGGACAGTATACCAGCCGCTCTAATGGCAGATGCTACGCTCGCTGGAACGGTGAATTTATTCGATAATATTACTTATGAATTTACAGAGATGCTATGGGACGCGGTAGAGACAATCGGCTTTAGATTTTCAATCAATGGTGTATCTCAAAGGAGTTGTTAGATGCTTAAATATATAGGCGGCGGGGACGCTCTTATTGGTGTACCCGCAAGAGACTTATCAAACGAAGAAGTTAAGGAACTTGGCAAAGCCGCCCTTTTGAATTCTGGCTTGTACCAAGAAATTAAAACAAAGGCTAAAAAGGCGGCAAAGCCGCAGGTGACTAAATGAGTGGTATTAAAGTATTACGAAAGATTCAACTTGGCGGCGAGACAACCGCAGGAACAGCCGTTGCCGCTGATTTCATTTGGCGCGGTATTGCCACGGGCTTAGAAGATACACGGGAGAAAGTACGCCCAGAAGAAAACGTGGGTTTGACTTCTATGACAACCCGCCAATATACGCCCAAGATCGCGGCACAATTGAGCATGGCGGCAACAGAAGCCACATTCGAGCAGTTGCCCCATATTCTCGAAGCGGCTTTGATGAATGCAACCCCAGTGCAAGACGGGGCAGGGTCTGGGTATCTTTATACCTACAACTTACCCACGACAGCGCGAGCGGTCACAGACATCAAAACTTATACGATTGAAGGTGGCGACAATCAGCAAGCCGAGGAAATGGCTTATGCTTTTGTTAGCGAGTTTGAAATCTCTATGAACGCTGGCGAAGCCTGGATGGTATCTGCCACCTGGCAGGGACGGGAAGCGAGTACAACCACCTTTACAGGCGCGCTTGCTATCCCTTCAATTGAAGAAATCCTGACACAAGAAACGAAGCTGTATATTGACGCGGTGGGCGGGACGATTGGCACGACAGAGATTGCTTGTACTTTGCTGAGCGCGACCCTGAATATAACCACAGGATTAATTGCACGCTTCACCGCGAGCGGAGAATTGTTTTTCTGCGTTGCTGAAGATGTCGGAATGCGCGGCACGTTAGAACTAACTTTCTTGCATAATACAACCGCCGTTGCTACTAAAGCCAATTGGCGAGCTGATACCCCCGCTCTTGTAAGATTAGAAGCGGACGGCTCTGCGCTCGACACGGGCGCAACCTATACTTATAAAACCGCGCAAATTAATTGCGCTGGTATTTGGAACACATTCGATGATTCAGACGGTGACGACGAAGGCACAAATACCGCCGTTGCTACTTTGGATTTAGGCTATGATGAAACCGCCGCGCTTCTTGGTAGCATTTTAATTGTGAATGAACTAACCGCGCTCCCGTAGTGCGAAAGGCTAGACAATGAAAGTCGAACATAAAAAGTTAAAAGTGACCGCAGAGATTCACGCGGATTTTACGCAGAAACAGCTTGAGACATATCAAGAAACTTTGCTTGAGAGAGCGAAGGAATACAAATCAGGCGCGGCTTATAATCGAATTATGGTAGAAGCCGCGCAAGAGGCGAAGATCGTCACAGACTTAGAAGGTGATGCAACCCGCCCCGCCGTTGTGATGTGGCTTACTCAAAAGATACGCGCTACAGTAGACGAAGCGACAAAAATCCCCCCAGAATGATTCTAGCGGCGGCTGATTATGCACTAGGCAAAAAAGATGCCGTCCCGCCGTTAGAACTCTCTGATTATTTCAAGTGCGAACTTTTTTCATCTTTGCCTAATGGCGGGGGTTGGAAGCAAGAGCCGTTTCGCTGGTTGCAACGTGTGACGGTTTTCGTCAATGTTTATAACGCGATAAAGAGCCACAGCGAAGCCACCAAGAGATTGAAAGGAAAAGACTTGGGCGAATGGCTCGCTAATAATAAGCAGACGCTTAATGTAATCTTGCATATCGAAGAACTAAGAGGCGAGCATGTCAAAAATTGAAATCATCGTCGAAGCCGAAACAAAGAAGGCACAGCGAGAACTTGAAAATCTCAATGATGAAATAAGCCGAACTGAAAACGAAGCCGAAAAGCAGAATGACGCTTTTGGCGGTACTGCCGTATCTCTGAACGCAATGATTGAGATTGCACAACAAGCAGTTGAAGCACTTAAGGCGATTTATGCAACGGCGAGAGAAGGGGCTGAACTAAACTTCTTGCAAGGCAAATTTGAAAACCTAGCAGAATCAATAAACACAACAGCGGATGCGCTACTCGAAGAAATGCACATAGCGACTAAAAACACGATGTCGGATATGGAAGCTATGGCAACTGTGACGGAGTTAGTCGGCTTGGGCTTGGCGGGTGATGCAGAGGAAGCTGTAAGATTGGCGCGGGTGATGTCTGGGTTAAACATGAATTCAAATCAATTAACCTTGACCCTTACCAATATGACCACCATGCGCTTTGATGCTTTGGGTGTGCGCGTGGACGGCTTCAAGGAACGATTGCAAGACCTGAAGGATCAAGGGCTTGACACGGATTCAGCTTTCAAAGAAGCCTTTTTGCAACAGGCAGAAAGACAACTTGACTTAGTTGGTGATGCCGCCGACAGTCAGCTAGGAACATTCAAGAAACTAGAAGCGCGCTTCAAAAATCTTGGCGATGAAAACAAGACTTTCATATCGGATGCTTTAGAGCCTTCAATAGCTTTATGGTTAGACCAAGCCGAAGCGATAGACGAAGCAGTCGAAGCGTATGACGAATTATTCGGAGAAGCGTTAGCACCTGATTTGTATTTGCGCAACAGAGATGAGATAGACGAGACCATTAAAAAACAACGCGAATGGAATGATTTTACCGATAAAATGCCGCAGAGCTTCAACCGCATGGAAGCCGCAATCAAGGAAAGCACAGAGCCGATGAAAAGTCTCTCTTTCGCTTTTGGTGGGTTACTAGATGCCACGAAGCAATCAGGCGCGGAATTGGACAAGTTTCACGCAGAGCAGGAAAAGCTAAACACAAGTCTTGATGAAGGCAAAATAACGCTTGATGAATACAATCAAGCAATAGACGCTAATACCGAAAAGTTTGAAGAAAATACAAACAAGCGGATTCTAAAGCGCGTAGAAGAACGTCTCGCCGCTGATGGATTAACGGTAGCAGAGGAAGAATTTTTGCTTCGCCAAGGTCTGGCAATGGGGCTGTATACAGAAGAATATATTCTAGAAGCGGGGCGTGTTATTCAGGAAACTGAAAAGATGGTTGCTGATTTCAACGCTCTTGATGGTAAGCGTGTTTCCGTTTTTGTTACGACTTTTCTAAACTCAATCGGCGTTTCAGAGGGCGGTCTTTCAAAGATGCCTGGCTTTGCGCGGGGTGGGATTGTGAACGCGCCTGCCTCGGGTGCGCCTGCAATGTTGCACGGTCAAGAAGCCGTGATACCGTTAGAAAATGGGGCTGTTCCTGTGGACTTGGGGCGCGGCGGCGGTGCTAACGTGACGTTAGTCTATTCCCCCGCAATCTCTTTAGGAACGGAGCAAGAAGCGCAGGACGTTCTACTACCATTTATACAGCGCGGTATTAGAGAGGCTCAAGCCGTATGACGCTGAGAACTTATAAAACGAACAAATATGGGAGCGGTGCGCTTTACGGGGAGAGCGACACCGAGAGCCTTGCATGGGGCGTGGAAGTAGATTGGGATCAAGACGGGCTATTTGATGGCACGAATGAAGCCGAGTATATGACGAACATCCATATTGAGCGCGGCAAGCGGTCATTCATAAAACCACGCGGTCAAGGCTTTGAAGCTGTACGCACGGGGCAAGCACGGATAGAACTATCAAATATAGATGGGCGTTATGATGGGTTTAATGAAGATAGCCCCTTATACCCTAACGTGATAGCGGGACCAGACGTAAAAATCAGGGTCCGAGATATTGAAAACGGTGTAATCTACCCCGTGTTCTATGGCTTTATTACTGACATCAAAACAAAGGGCTATGGCAAGAGTGCTAAAGTTACTTTATATATCAGGGACGGGCTAGAATATCTCCGCAATTATTCGGCGCGTGTGGCGGTTACAACAGGCGACACCCCCGCAGAAGTTATCGCGTACGTTTTAGATTATGTCAATTTCCCGACCCGTTGGGGGCAGGACTTGACCAGTGACACGGACACAATTAATTACTTTTGGGCAAGCGGCAATAAGAACGCGCAAAGCGTAATTGATGACATGGTTGAATCCTTCTTGGGTTATTTCTATATGAGCAACGAAGGCAAGGCGACTTATATTCCAAGAACGGATATTACTGACAGCGGGATTGAACTAGACGAAGATTATCTCTTGAAAGACATCGGGCTTCCGCAACCTTTTGAGAATAACAAGAACGTAACCAGAATAAAGGCACATCCCCGCACGGTGGCTTCAACGGGCGTTATCTGGCAACTTTTGGGCGATGTGCCAGCGGTGCAAACGGGCGCGGGGAACGCTGAGATTATATGGGCGAATTATACTTATAATGACATCCCTGTACCAGCGGAGAGCGTTATAACGCCGCTTGCTACTACTGACTTTCTGGTTAATTCCCAATCGGACGGTGGCGGGACGAATTTGACCGCTTCCTGCACGGTTGGCATAACTGACTTCGGAGACACCGCAAAGCTAACGGTTACGAATACGTCTGGAAGCGTTGGTTATGTGACCAAGCTGCAAATCAGGGGCGATGCGATCTACGAGCAAAACGCGGCAGATGTCACCTATCCCAAAGATGAAAGCACGGTTACGCAACCCAGAGAATTAACGCTTGATTTGCTTTGGCAGCAGGATTTGAACGTGGCGCGTGATTTTGCCGATTTGATAGGCTCTTTCATGGAGACAAATTATCCTTTTCCTACCGTGAAAATTGAGCAACGTCCTGATTTGCAATACTCACTTGACCTTTTCGACATCGTGACCCTGACCATGCCAACGCTAGGAATTAGCGGCGAAAGTTACCGCGTGGCTGGGATTACACACGATAGCAGAACGGATAATTGCCAGAGCATTATCACAACTTATTACTTAGAGCCTTATATCAGTTTCGAGAACTTTTGGACTTTCTCAATCCAAAATTTCGGAGTTGATACCAAGTTCGGAGCGTAGCATGAAAATATATACAGCCTTAGATTATGCAATCAAACGGGACGGAGTAAAGACCGTTAAAGAGCGCGTGCAAAAATACCAGCGCGATTTCAAGAATAAGGGGATGCCCGTCAAGGTTACGTTTAAGCCCGTTGGTAAAGCTATCCCCGCTCGAATATATCAAAGCCACTGGATAGCCGATTGTGAATGTGGCGGGGCTGAGTTCGTAGATTACAACGAGCCTGTTTTCTTTTGCTGGGGATGTGGCAATCAGAAAACGAATGGCGCCGTTCGCCCTGTTTTGTTTCCTAGAAACCGTGAGAAAATCGAAGCTAAAATCTTGGAACGTCCTGTAGTTGCAAAGCGCGGGCTTGATGATATGGCAAAAGCCGAGAGCGCAAAGGCTGAAATATTGGCAGACGGTAAACCGTTAACCCGAAGTTGGGTACAAGGCGAAACTTTAGCGGTCTTAGGCAATCAACAGGATGAAGCAATCAGGAAGGTGAAAGATGGCATTCTCAAATAGTTACACCGCCGTTACTGGCGGGACACTTAGCGCGGCGCAATGGAATACGGGCGTTCGTGACAATTTTACCGCTATCTGGGTTTATACAACGGCGGGCGATTTAGCCTACGCAACATCAAGCACTGCGTTAGCGCGCTTGGGTATTGGCACGGCTGGTCAATCTCTAATCACAAATAGCGGAGCAACCGCGCCAGAGTGGGGGCAGGGGGCAGGAGCGTTGCATACTTGGGGGCAGGTAGCCGCTCCGCTTGTTGGCGGTCAAACTACGACCAGTACAACGGGCGTTGATATTACAGGCTTAACGCTTGACCTTACAACTTCGGTGACTTGCTCAATCTTTGTTTATATAGTTGCTTCGGTTGCTACATCTGGCGGGACGATTGTTTTCCCTGTTTTGATAAATCCTTTCATCGGCGGGTCAAGTTTTGGGATTTCAAATGTACCAACTACGCAACAAGGCGCATTTACTGAAAGTTCCGTAAATTGGGCTAAGTCTGGCGTTGGCGCAGGAACGATTACTTGTAAGGGACAATTCCTAATAGAAAATGCGGCAAGAACGGCAAACATAACAAGAGCCTCGCTTGTGGCTTTGGCTTACGTTGATTAATGTTATACTTTGTGTATGATAACTTTGTTCTTTTTGTTGAGCAGTATACAGGCACAATTTCTACACGCGCCCGAATTGATACGCGGTCAAGCAT